GTACGGCATCGGATGCCGGTCCGCAGGATGCCGGCGGAGCCGGTCTGGCAACGGATGCGACCTGTCGCGGACGGCGGAGCACGCCCGCGACCCTTTCAAGGGAGACGCGTGATGGCGATCAAGATCGAGCGCGGCATCAGCCGCGGAGCGGTGCGGGTGGTGCTGTACGGGACCGAGGGCATCGGCAAGAGCACGCTCGCGGCCCAGTTCCCGGCGGCCGTGATCCTCGACACCGAGGACGGGACGCGGCAGATCGACTGCGCCCGCGTGCGGTGTGCCGACTGGATGACGCTCCAGGGTGCGCTGGTCGAGCTGGGCGGCAACGCCCAGGGCTTCCAGACCGTGGTCGTCGATTCGGTCGACTGGGCCGAACGGATGGCCCTCGAGCACATGCTGCGGAAGGACGGGAAGCGGTCGGTCGAGGACTACGGGTTCGGGAAAGGGTTCGTGAAACTCGCGGAGGCCTTCTCCGCGTTCCTTGGCCTGGCCGACAACCTGATCGACCGCGGCGTCAACGTCGTGTTCGTCGGGCACTCGACCGTGAAGCGGACCACGCCCCCCGACCTCGACGAGGGCTGGGACCGCTACGAACTCAAACTCTCGCGACAGGTCGCCCCGCTCGTGAAGGAGTGGGCCGACGCCCTGCTGTTCGCGAACTACCGGACGCGGCTCGTCCCCGGCTCCGACGGGCGGACGCGGGCCAAGGGCGGCAAGGAGCGGATCCTCTACGCCGAGCGGACCGCCGCCTTCGACGCGAAGAACCGTTACGGCCTCGGGGCCGAGCTGCCCATGACGATCGAGGCCCTGGCGTCGCTGTTCGACGGCCCGCGGACGCCGCGGCCGCTGGGCTGGATGGAGCGGGTCGCGAAGGCCCAGACCGTCGAGGCCCTGGGGCAGATCGCCGACGAGGCCGATCAGGCCGTTACGGCCGGCGACATGACCGAGAGCCAGCGGAACCGTCTCGACGCCGAGATCAACCGCCGCCACGACGAGCTCGACCCCCAGGAGGCCACGGCGTGACGACCTGGAAGAGTTTCGCCGAGATGCGTGGCGACCACGAGCCGCGCGAGTGGATGCGGTGGTCGGAGTTCCTGGCCGCGGTGCTGGCCGAGATCCCATGCCTGGGCGTGTGGGACATCCGGCAGGCCGTGCGGCGATCCACGCGACCGGAGAAGCGGTACGGGCACTACCGCTACACGAACGAGCACATGGACGCGGTCCGAGCGTATGCGGCCCGCATGGGTTTCACGAAGGAGACGACGCATGTCTGACGAGGCGATCAACTGGGGCGATTGGGGTGGCGACGAGCAGGAGGCGAAGCTCCTGCCGGCAGGCGAGTACGAGGGCACGATCACGGTCGCGACCTGGGCCCACGCCGACTGGGCGGCGGCAAAGATGCCCGAGAGCGGCGGGCACATCCTGAAGGTGAAGGTCGAGATCGACGCCCCGGCCGGCTACGCCGAGGCCTGGACGAACATCCCGCGGGTGAAGAACCGCCGCTGGCAGTTCCGCCAGGTGTGCGGGTCTGCGGGGGTCGAAGGACCGAGCAAGGACGGCCCAGCCTGGAGCCCGGCCTGCCTCGTCGGCCGTCGGGTGCGGGTCGCGACCTCGATCTACACGAACGAGCGGACCGGCGACTCGAAGGTCCAGATCGACAAGTGGTTCCCGGCCGAGGCCTGGACGCAACCCGACGCCGGCCAGCCGAAGGCCGAGCCGGCGAAGGCCGTGGCAAAGCGGACGCCGACCCAGAAGGCCGACGCGGCCTCCGGCGCGATCCCGAACGACGACATCCCGTTCTGAGGCGAGACCATGGCAACGCTTCACAAGTTCGATGTCTTCCCCGGTACGACGACCGTCTACCACTGGGCCGGCGAACAGGTCGAGGTCGATGGCGAGCCGATGGTTCGGCTCGGTCACGGAACGATCGTCAAGTCGGACGGCTACCACGCGAGCCTCGCCGACGCAAAGCGGGCGGCGGCCGACCGCATCGACGCGGTTCGGGCGGACCTGGCGGCACAAGCCGCGCAACTGCGGCAGGAGGCCGACTCATGGAATGGGTGATCCGGCAGCACGGAACGGCGATCGGTGTCGGCTCCGCGGTCGACATCGTCGTCGGCCGCTTGGAGTACCTCGTCGAGCGGCAGCCGAACAACCCCCGGCTGCTGCTCGCCGAGGCCCTGGACTACGCCCGCGCGCTGCGGGGATGGGTCAGGGCGAACCAGCCGCCGTTCGTGATTCGCGGACTGGTGACGGGTGACGGGCCACACGGCGTAGACACATGGGACGGACCAAGGCCAGGAGGCAAGCCGGGGCCGATGAGCGACGGATGACACGACAGGCCGCTCCCGGCCGCAGGGGCTGCCATCACCGGCCCCGGGGAGAGCGCAGCGGGTGGACGCAACATATCGCCCGTAGTCGACCGCCGACGGCACTCCTTCCGCCGTGCGATCGACCGGCCGCCCCACGACACGGGGCAAACACACGGAGGAACGGATGCCTGCCAAAACCAAAATCGACCGCGAACGCGTCCGCGAGCTGCTCGCCCAGGGCATGAAGGTCCCGCAGATCGCGATCCGCCTGGGCTGCAACCGGGTCACGCTCTACCAGATCGCGAAGGGGGCGAAGCGATGACGACACCCCCGTGGATCACTCCGCCGCCCGAGGCGGTGCTGCCGCTGTTCATGCAGGCCAGCCGGCCGGCGGCCGCCGGGGCTGCCGCCGGGGCGGCGTGTCTGGCGAAGGCCGAGCGGACGACGGCGTTCGACGCCGACCGGGCACGGGCCGCGGTGCTCGAGCTCCTGGCCGACGGCGTCGCCCGCAGCGGCGAGGAGATCGTGGACCACTGCGAGCGGCTCGGCCTGGTGCCGCACGACGCCCGGGCCTTCGGGCCGGTGTTCGCGGCGCTGGCCCGGCGTGGGCAGATCGAGTCCGTCGGGTTCGCGGCCCGCAGGAAGGGTCACGGGACGGCAGGGGCACGGGTGTGGCAGATCACGGCGGCGTCGCGGTGACGTGCGGCCGGTGGTGGAATGGCAAGGAGGCCTAAATGGTCAGCGATTCGATGGAGGCTTCGTACGTCTGCGGTCTGCTCGAACTGACGTTCGACAACCCGGACAGGGCCGCGAAGGTGGCCGCGATGGTCCCGCGCGAGGCATTCGAGATCGAGACCATGGCCGAGATCCACGAGATGTGCGGAAGCCTGCTCGTTCGATTCGAGCGGCCGACAACATCCGACATTGTCAGTCACCCGGCCTGGCCGTCGGTCCGACTTGATGCAATCGAGTTGATAACTGAGGGCAACAAGAACCGCTGCGCCTACAGCCTCGGGGCCGAGCGTTTCGCGTGGCATATCCGCGCCGCCTGGAAAAAGAGGCTGCTCGATGCCGCCGGCGTGGAACTGAAGGACGCCATCGACCGTTCCGCTTCTCCCGCCGAGGTCATAACCGCCGCGAGGGCGGTCGAGGAGGCCGCGCACGGGGCCGAGCACGGCGAGCGAACGCCGACACTCGTTGATGCCCTGGATGAGTGGCTGCGCATGGAGGCTACGCCTGTCGTGCCGACCGGGTTCTGGCCGCTCGATCGCATGTGCGGAGGCGGGCTTCCGCTGGGTGGCATGTTCGTCCTGGCTGCGCCGCCTTCGGTCGGGAAAAGTGCCCTGGCGCTGCAACTGACGCTTGGGGCCGTCGATCACGACCAGGGCATGAACGCCGTCTGGTGCATGGGTGAGATGACCATGGAGGCCATGGCAAGGCGGGCGGCGTGCAACTGGTCAGCCCGTGGCGGCATGCACCCGGTGACGATGAATTCGGCGGAACGCCGTACGGACCTCGCCCGCGGTGCGGGCCTGAACCTGATGCACGCGATCGGCGATCGCGTGAAGTTCGTGAAACCTCCGCTGACGATGCAGAAGATCGAGCAGACGGTCGTCGCGAGCAAGGCGAAGCTCCTGGTCATCGACTACATCCAGCTCGTGGAGTTCGAAGGCGCGGCCGACCGCCGGTCGGAGATCGACGCGATCGTGAAACGGATCCGCAGGCTGTCAATCGAGCACGAAGTGGCCACGGTTTGCGTTTCGAACGTTTCGAAGGTGGTCAGCGGGGACACGCGAATCGGTGCGATCGGCAAGGAATCGAGCGAGCTGGACTTCGCGGCCGACCTCTTGCTTCTGGGGATCGCCGAGGAGCGGAACGACGAGCCGGGACCGCGGCCCGTCAGGTGGGCCTGCAAGAAGAACAGGCACGGGGCATGCGAGGACATCGAAACGATGTTCGACGGCAGGCTCCAGACCTTCACGGCGGCCGAGGCTTCGCGTGAGACGGCTTTTGATGACTGGGGGGCATGACATGGCCTTGAAGGGACAAGATGCCCTTAGGGGCGAAATGCGGAGGCGACACGAGGCTATCATTCGCAGCGGCGTCCTGCGTAGCCTCCGGTCTGAGGGCCGGATGGTGTTCGTCCTGGCCCTGTGCTGGGCGGACTACAAGACGTGCCAGTTCCGCATGTCGGCCCGCGGAGCAGCCACGACGGCAGGCGTAGAGCCGACGAGCGTCAGGCGCGGTCTGGCCCAGTTGCTCGAGCTCGGAGTGATCGAGGCAGCGCAGGCCGAGCCTGGCAAGCGTCAGCGCTACCGCTTCCGACCCCCCCAAAAGAGCGCGCACGAGCCGTGCGCGGGGGGCGCACACCCGGTGCGCGGGGGCGCACACAACCCGTGCGCCCCCCCGGACACAGGCCGTGCGCAGAGCGCGCACGAGCCGTGCGCAGGGGGCGCACACCCCGTGTCCAGCGCGCGCACAGGTTGTGCGCCCTATTCCTCAATTGTCCTCAAGGGTTCCTCAAGAACCCGTGAGGACACAAGTGTCCTCACGGGCCGTACCGGGCCTGACGGCCCGGCCGGCCTCGTGGCGGATCAGGATCGAAGAACGGAGGTCGCATGATCCTCCCCATCACCCCCGAGCAGCTCCGCGACTGCTGCGACGAGATCTATCGCCCCGGAGGGTACGACCACGCCCCGGCCCAGGTCCTGATCGACCACTTCACGGGCCAGCCGAACACGACGTTCCTCCGGGTCTCGTTCCCGGAGAAGTTCACCCACGCGTGCGCGTGCAAGTTGGACACCCTGCGGAAACTCCTGATCGAGCGGTTCGGCCGGGACGCGAACGTCGTTTTTTGCGTGTACCTCGACTTGATCGACGTTCACGAGATGGCCCGGCATGCCGTGGCGATCGCAGACAGGTAGGCTGAGAACACGCAGGATCAGGAGCGGCGAACTATGGGCGATTACAACACGCAGGGCGGTGCCGAGCCGTCTCCTGCATCCGCTGGTTCTCGCTGGCCGCGTCTGCTTGCAGGCGTGGCGGCGAACATCGCTGGCCTCCTGTGCGTGATCTGGCCTGTGCTGCCGAAGCAGTGGGGGGCGTGGGAGTTGGTCGGCCGATTGTTTGGCGCGAGCAAAGACCCAAGCATGGGCATTCAGTACATGTTTTTCTGGCTACTGACGGTTCCGGTTGGTGGGCTGCTGTCGTATCTCGGGACAAAGACAGCGACGGGGTCTGGCGGCTGGGCTGGCGTGGTTGCGGTGGCGGTGGTCGTCGGAGGTGTCTACGCCATGTTCTGGCTGGCGGGCAACAAGTGAGAGTGCGAGAACGCGGAAGCTGAGCGGCGGCCCCTGGCCGTCCGCTCCAGCGCCTGGTTCGCCGACGTTTTGTCGGGGCCGGAACCCTGCTTTTCCTCGGGAAATACGGGGGGCGAAAAAAATCTTGGAGCGTGCTTGCCTTCCGTCCGACGTTAGGTATACTTAGGGCATGACGCGGCAACGAGCCGCAAGCCTCAAACCGGGAGACGCAAAGATGAACGCCAAAACGCAGTGGATTGTGATGAAGGACGACAAGGAGTGCAGCCGGCACGGAACCAAGCGGATCGCGGAAGCGGCTGCTCAATGGATCGGCGGATATGTCATCCCTTACCGGAAGGAGTGGTGAGTGATGGCAGATACGCAGCAATGGACGCGATCCAGAGCAAGCGGGCAATACATTGCCGTAGCAGACGAACCTAAACACCTAACTGCTTTCGTTAGAAGATCGCACCTTGGATGGCACTGGCGAGTTGAGGATTTCACTGGCAGGCTAGTTGACGCTGGCGACGAGCCAATGGTAGAGGCGGCAAAGGCAAAAGCAGAAAAGTTGCTTGGTGGGGCCACCCGGCCCTTGGATAGCCATAAAACGGGTGGCACTTGCACATGAACGACCGCATCACCTTCCGCCTCGGCCCGCTCGCGGGGCCGATGGCGGCCTACTGCGAGAAGCACGGCACCACGCCAAGCGATGCCATCCGGCTGGCGCTGTCGCGTCTACTGCGGGTCGAAGCACCGGAGATGACGCCCGGCAACCCGGACATCGGCGAGCAGGCAGAGGCAGGGGCGAAGGCACGGTGGAGGAAACGAAGGGGCCGCAAGTAGTCGGCGAACGCGGAAGATCAGCGGCTCCCGGCCACTGACGTAGAATCACCACACAGCGGAACCGGGAGTCCGCTGCATCGACTGGTTCCGCAGGCAAAGCCATGAAACTTGAAAGCCGAACGTCGAAGGCTGCCAACGCCGCCGACAGGTGGATAGAACAGTACGGCTCCGACCAGAGCGGCATCGCAAAACGCATTAGGTCGCTTGGCGATTCCCCGACGCCCGAAGCGGTCAACGAGATCATCGGAAACACATCATGGACGGACTGCCACTGCAACGAGTGCGACCGTTACGTTGATTGCGTGGTGCAGGTTGGTGACGAGCCGACATACGACTCAAGCACTGCGTGGCTGTGCGGAGAGTGCATCGCAAAGGCGGCGTCGCTTTTGGCAAATGACGGACGGTGACGCGGAACAAGTATTCGACGGCATCTTCGCCGCCTAACACGGCGCGGAAATGCGTTTCACGGCCGAACGGCGAGAAAGTCGCCGCGAAAGACGGCGAGCCGCAAACGCTCCGATGCCCAGTGGATCAGCTCCCGTGATCGCTGGATTCAGCCGCCAGCCCGGCTACCGTGGCGGGTCGCATGGATGCGACCTCGATAACGTTCGAGATTCCTGGGGACCCGATCCCGCAGCCGCGGGCGCGGTTCAATCGCTACAGCGGCAACGCGTACACGCCAGACCGCGGCGGCCTGGGAGCGTACAAGGCGGCGATCTCGCTCGCCTCGGCGATGCAGGCCAGGTACGCAGGATGGAACCAGTCCGCCGGGCCGCACCACATCGAGATCCACGCGGTGTTTGCGCGGCCCAAGTCTCACTTCGCCAGAGACGGGAGCGTCAAGGCATCGGCGCCGACGTTCCCCGGGAAGAACTGCGGCGACGCCGACAACCTGGACAAGGCCGTCTACGACGCGATCACGGTCGGCCGCGGCGTATGGAACGACGACTCGCAGATCGTGAGCTGGGGCGGATCGAAGCGGTACGCGCGGCCCGGGGAGGCGGCACGCGTCCAGGTAGTGATCCGGAGGCTCGCGACATGAAGTCGAAGCCCATCCGGCAGCGCGACGGCTCGAGCCGGCTCGCCGGTCGGGCTGCCGGCCGGCTCACGGCTCGCCAGATCAAGGCGATCGCGCGGGCCTGGGAGGCAGGGGAAAGCCAGCAGGAGATCGCCAGGAAGGTCGGGATCACGATCGACATCCTGAAGGCCAGGCTCGCCGACCAGCTCGCCGATCTACCGCGCCGCCCCCGTCGGGCGTGCAGCGGACGCCGCGTGTCGGACCCCACGCCCGAGGAGATCTACGGCCGGCTCACGCTGATCGAACAGCGGGCCTGGAGCGACGAGGAGCGGGAGGACCGCTGGCAGGGCTTCCCGTGAGTGGTTCAAGGCTTCGGCAGGCCCCGCATACCCTACGACCATGGCCAAGGCACCGATCCAGCGTTTCCGGCCGCAGAACCTGCGGATCCTCAGCCTGCTCCGGAAGCAGGCGAAACGGGTCAAGGCCTCGCCGAACTCCATCCTCGCCGAGAACGGCTACCAACTCACGGCCGAATCCGGGGCCATCCTTCGAACGGAGCAGTAACAGATGCCCGACGTGAAGATCTCGCAGCTCCCCTCGGGCACGGCGGCCGCGAACGCGGTCGTCCCGGCCACGAACGCCGCCGGCACGACGACCCAGAAGGTCACCGTCGCCTCGATCCTGGGCGTCCAGCACAACCACTCGGGGAGCGACATCACCTCGGGAACGGTCGCCGCGGCCAGGCTCGACACTCACGCCAGCTCCCACCAGACCGGCGGGACGGACGCGATTAACCCGGTGATCGTCACGCCGTCCAGCCTGTCGGCGAGCCAGAACAACTACGCGCCGGGGACGTGCGACATCGTCCGCCTGTCGAGCTCGACCGCGATCGACATCACGGGCCTGGTCGCCCCAAGCGTCGACGGCGCGATGCGGCTGATCATAAACACGAACGCCTCGGGCGGCTCGTCAATAACGCTGAAGCACGAGTCGGCCTCGAGCACGGCGGCCAACCGGTTCCGCAACACGACCGGCGGCGACTACATCCTGCCGGCCGACGGCGGATCCGCCGTGCTCACCTACTCCTCGGCGATCTCGCGCTGGAGGATCCTGTGAGCCGTTGGCAGCGCCTGGCCTTCAGGGCGAAGCAGTTCGACCCGCGGACGATCAGCGGCCTCGCCGCATGGTGGGACGCTTCCGACGCCTCAACGATCACCACCGTGAGCGGCGTCGTGAGCCAATGGAACGACAAAAGCGGCAACGGCGTCAACGCCACGCAAACCACGGCGAACAACCGGCCAAGCAACTCGGCGCAAACATTGAATGGCCGTGCCGTGATGACGTTCGACGGATCGAATGACGTTCTGCAATTCACCGGCGTCGCCAGAACGGATGAAACGTGGTTTTTGGTTGGTGCTGCCAATTCAGCAGCGGCGTCATCAAAATCCCATGTGATGCTCGGCAACGCAAGCCCAGGGCATGGATTGCATTTCGTCCCAAAACTGGACGGCGGTGCGTCTTCGTTTTTCGGCTATCTCGGCGGATTCGGGGCCGCAAACACTTTGCGTTTTGACATAACTGGAGGCGGCAACATTGCAGCCACGCTGGTCAGCGTTGTTCGGTCCGCTGCCTCTGGCGGCATCCTGTGGACCAACGGAGTCCAGCGTGCCTCGTGCTCAACAAGCAGTTCTTCCACGATGGATCGGCTTGGAGTTCCGAGCACTGGAACGGCTGCAACGTGTTTCATTTCAGAAGCGTTGATTTACAGTCGGCCTCTATCGACTGCCGAGAGGAGACGGGTCGAGTCTTGGCTCGGCAATAAGTGGGGGATCGCGGTCGCATGAGATTCTTCCGCACCGCCGACGAGCCGCTCTACGAATCCGTCAGGCTGCAACTCGACGCGGCCTGGGGGCATCCGACGCCGGACGGGCAGACGCTTACCTGTTTCGATCCGGCAATCGTTGCCCCGCGTGACAACGCCGGCCGACTGCTCCTGGCGGTAAACGATGAGTTCGCTACTTGGCAGCCAGCGGCGACCATGCTGCCACAGTTGCTCGCCAGCGGTGCAGTCGAAGAGATCACGGCAGGCGAATACCAGCCGGCGATCCAGACGCCCGAGGTCTGACATGCCCGACCGCGTGGAACGCTGGCGGCCTCCTGTCTTCGTGAGCACGACCAGCACGAAGGAGCACGCCCACTACAACACCTCCGACTGGAAGGCGAAACGTATCAGGATCGGAACGCGGGACGCGTTCGTGTGCCGTGACTGCTCACGCGTGGCCTACGGGAAGAATGGGCACGCCGACCACGTCGTGCCACTCGAAGAAGGCGGGGCAGACACCGACGCGAACCTCGCCTGGCGGTGCTCGAGCTGCCACGGGAAGAAGACGCGAGCCGAACAGCGGAGGCGCGGGATCCTCTAAAACCGCTGTTTCGCCCGGGAAAAACCATCAAAACGCAAGCGCGAACATCATGCACAGCAAAAAGGCACGGAAAACACGGGCGAAACGCGCGACGGGGGTGGGGTCGCCTACAAATCGAGCATGTGCGCCAAGACCCCACGCGACCTCTGCGCGAGTTTTTCCCGGGTTTCCAAAAAATAGGCAGGCCTGAAAATGGGCAACCGAGGGCCTTTGCCGACGCCTGGCTCGAAGCGCTCGGTCTCCGGCGACAACACCTACCGGCCGCGATCGAGTGAACCTGAGTCGGTCACTCCCCCGGCCCACGTTTCCGCGCGGACGCTGGCCGCCGCCTTCTGGGAGATGCACGCGCCCACGCTCGCGGCCGAGGGCCGGCTCCGCCAGGTCCACGCCGAGGTCTTCGCCCAGCTCTGCCACTTGCACGCCGACATCCGCGGGCTCGCCGAGCAGATCGACCGCGAGGGCTGGATCACCGCCACCGACAAGGGGCAGTCGGTCTCGCCCGTGGCCCGGCTCCTGCGTGACTCACGCCGCGACTTCGTCACACTGGCGGCGAAGTTCGGCCTGACCGCCGCCGACGAGGCGCGGCTGCCGGCCGCGGAGACCGACGATGCCGAAGACGAAGACGACGCCCTCCGGGCCTTCACCGGGGGATGACCGCCCCGAGGCCTGCCCCGGCTACGTCTTCGATCCGGCGGCAGCCCGCCGGCCGGTCGAGTTCATCGAGCGGTTCTGCCGGATGCCGTCGGCCACCGGCGGCCCACCCGAGCCGCTCCGCCTGATCGACTGGCAACGCGAGCGGGTGGTCGAGCCGCTGTTCGGATGGAAGCGGCCGGACGGCCGGCTTCGATACCGGAGGGCTGGGATCTTCTGTCCCAAGAAACAGGGCAAGAGTTTCCTGATGGCCGCCCTGGCCCAGTATCTCCTGACCGCCCACCATCCGATCTCCGACGTGTACCTCGCGGCGGTCGACCGCCTCCAGGCCCGCGAGATCTACCGGGTCGTGTCGAAGTTCGTCC